TCAATAAACCAATAACAACGGAAACAATCGCGCAACATATCCAATACCCGTTTTAATGTGATTGGTGCTTTTTGTGCCGGTTGGTCATAACCCGACGTCACAATATTTGATTTTGGCGTTATGAAAACACGTTGGTTGGGAATATCCAAAGGTTGGCCCCCATACAGGAATTGGGAATAATCGGTTGTACCGTCGTGTGTGATTCCGGGTGCAATTTTTCCCAACAATACAGATATAACCGAATATATGGGGAATGCATCTTTTAATGTGAATTCAGTACGCCACGCCGGTTCCGTTTGCCAATCTGTTTCCGATACCGCAAACCAAAACGAAATATTGGACCACGAATTACGCGCAATCGGATAACAACGTTTTGGTCCATTTTCTGCATCATACGGCATTACATAATATTGTCCGGGTTGATATATTCCCCATTGTGTCGGTGTTGCGCTTAATTCGCTTGAAATTATTATTTGGTCTGATATATCAACGCCGCTTATGCGGGTATAATTCTTGTTGTCCGCAACAATATCATCGGCGGGTATGGGATATGTATTTGTTAAGATATTGGAAATGCGGCGTGCATATACATTTACATTGCGGAATGACAATGTTAATGTTCCGGTTGCACCCGAACCCGATACAGGTTCCAATTCAATATCGTATGTTAAACCCTCGGGGCCTTGCGCGGTCACGGTCTTTGACCATAAAATTTGTTCATCAGACAAACGAATTACATACCATTCCGTTTGGAATTCCAAATCCCCAAGTTCTGAACAATAAACTTGTACGCGATAACCGCCGTTATCAAACCAATACACATAATTCGGTGTCATATCCGGGGTTGGCCCTTGAAATACCGATGGCAATTCCGGGGATATGTTACCCGATGTTTCAATAACACGGTTTGATGTATTCTTTTGGAATTTATAGGTATTGACCAATGTTGATTCATTGGTAATAACGTCGCATTCCTGTTCCCACCACATATTGGAAAGAAAACAACCAATAACAGATTGTCCGGGAACGTATATTTGAATCAACGGGCGTTTGTCAATCTTTACAGGTTGAATAACCGGGGCCAATTCAATCAAATTGAATTCCTTTTCCAATCCGGCCAATACTGCATTGTACGGGTCATTTACGTTTGGGGTAACGATAACGGTTTTATCATCATCATTGAATTGGCAATCGGTTTTCCAAAACTGACCGGCCCAATATATATTCCACGTTGCGCCCCTATCGTATGAAACAGATATGACGCAATCAAATTGTTCGTCGAATGCCTGTTGGGTAATGAACGTATAATCGTCCATTTGGAATGTCAGTTTACCGGATAATTTGGCCCGGTAAAATTCTTGGTTGGATTCCAAAGCATATTCCAATGCCAAACCATCAGAAACGACGGGATGGGCCAACCTTGTTGTCCCATTCGCCGTTAATTCGTATTTATATATCGGATTCATCAATTAATGATTTTGCGGGTTAAATTCTTGTACTTTACAATGGTGTTACCTTGACCGTCCACGAATCGCACGGTGTCGGAATTCTTGCGCATTGCTGATACATCCTTTTCGATACGCGAAACATCAGTACCCGAACCGAACATATTTAATGCGTAACCATCCATACTTTCGTTGGCGCGTTGGTACTTATCGGCAAACGTGCCATCATTGAACGAATTGATTACATCCGGGATTATGTTGCGATACTTACGCGAATTGCGTTTGTTGACAACGGCAAAGAATTCCCCACCCTCGGCGCGGCGGCGTCTGTGTCTTTTCCTATCGAATCCCAAATCAATGTCGTTGCCGCTTGCGTGGCTTCCGCCCTCTAACAATTCCACGGTTCCCTCGCCGTATTGTTGTTCCGTAACCTCTTTGGCTTTAACCTTGGCGGACAGGAACGCACCGAACATTGTTGCGGTTGCTAACGCGGCCAATACAATACCAATTGCACCCATTCCGGAAAAAGCGGACCAAATGTTGGCGGTTGCCGTAACCAATGAACTTGCCTGTGTCAATGAATCTATACGCGCTTGCGCCTTTTGTGCCTTTTCTTTTTCCTTTTGTACCTTTTCTTGGTTTTTCTTTGCCAATTCAAGTTCTTTTTGCGCCGTTGCAACCTCGTTGGCGTAACCGGCGTTGCGTGCTTCAATTTCGGCGTCTAACGCCTTTTGTGCGGCGTCAACTTGCGCGTTGGCGGCTTCCAATGCGGCGTCGGCGGCTTGGTTCCAACTCTCAATGATGGAATCAATGGAATCTTTCACGGACGAAATGGCCGTGTTCAATGCGTTTTGTTGTTCGCTATCCAAACCGATACCCAACAATTCATACAAATTATTGTACGGCAAACGCTTGGTTTCTTTTTCGATTCCGGCGATAGTCGCTTTGATGGCGGCAATTTCCGTATCGGTCATTTTCTCGGATGCGGTTTTATCCAATTCCAAAATGGCTTCCAATCGCGCCTTTTCCTGTTGTAAACGGAATATGGTTTTTTGGCGTTCGTTACGGTCCAACAAATCAAATTCCGCATTTTGCAAATCCTGTAATGCGTCCAAATCACGTTTTGCCAACTTTGTGTTGAAATCCGCCGATTCTTTCAAACGTAACGCATCATATTTGGCGTTTATGGCCTTTTCATCCTGTCGGACGTTTTCGGCCTTTTGGCGGTTCTGTTCAAGTTCAATTTGTCTTTGCTTTTCGATATTCTCCAAACGCAAATTCAACATTTCTTCCGTACCGTCTTTGGTTATGGCGATTTCAAGTTGTATGGCCTGTTGTTCGGCTTGCAGACGTTGGACGGTCAATTGGGAAACCTCTTTGTTGAATTGGGTTTCCGTATCAATGCGCATTTTGTCATATTTCGCATTTATCTTTTCTTCATCCTGTCTTTCGGATGCAACCTTTTGGCGGTTCTGTTCCAATTCCAATTGGCGTTCGGCTTCGACCTTATCCAATCGCAATTCCAACATCTTTTCCGTTCCGGCGGTCGTGGCGGCAATTTCCGTATTGATTGCATCAACCACGGCCCGGCGGTCGGCAATCCTTTGTTTCTTGGCGGCTTCTATGGCCTTTTTTTCTTCCTTGGTTAGTTCGATTTGCTTTTGGGCCGTCTGTTCCGCCGCGATTCCGGCTTGCCTTGCGGCTTCCTGTTCATCGTTGGCGATTTGTTGTTTTATGATTTCGTAACCGGCCAAATAACCTTTATAGCGGTTCAACGCTTCCGCGTATGCCTTTTTTCCCTTGCGGCTTTGGTCTTGGGCCAATTCGTCAAGTTCCTTGCGTAACGGGGTCAACCATTGCGTCATATATTCTTTGGTCAAATCCGCGCCCGCATCCTTGTAATAGTTTTGGAATTTGTTTACAAAATATTCTTGGGATGAACTTTGTGCGGATTCCGTGGCAAACAATACACGTTGCAAACCACTTACCAATTCGGTTAAATTGTCAATGGTTTGTTTGATTGCACCGTTTGATTTTTGGAATGATAATGTAAGGCCCTCCCACGCTGATTTCAAAAGTTTGGTTGAACCCTCAACGGTATTTAATCGTTCTTCCTGTATGCGTTTCAGTTCCCCGGATACATCTTCAAGCGACGCACGCAGTTCGCGGGCCGATTCCGCACCGGAAAGCAACGCCGAAAATGCCGCAACGCTTCGTTTGTCGGTCAATTCCAATGCATCGTTCAAGTCCGTTCCGGATTCGCGCAACTTTATCAAACCATCAATGATTTCGTCAAAGTTCTTGGCCGGGCCGCCCATCGCCTTTGCCAACTTGCCGTTGGCGTCTGCAAGATTCAATATAATATTGCGGGTTGCGGTTGCCGCGCTTGATGCGTCAAACCCGGCGTTTGCCAATGCACCCAATAACGCGGTTGTATCCTTGACAGATAAACCAAATGCGTTTGCAACCGGGAATACCGTTCCGATGGATTGCGAAATACGGTCGAATGACAATGCCGATTTGTTGGTTGCCACGGCCAATGTTGCCAAAACATCTTCCGTGTCCGCGCTTGTTAGGTTGAACGCACGCAATGTTGAACCGGCGACGCTTGCGGCGTCTGCAAGATTTGCACCCACGGCCGTTGCGAATTGCAAAATTGATTCTTGCATTGCGATTATTGAGCCTTGACCGAATCCCAATTTTGCAAGTTCGGTTTGTAATTGTGTAACTTGGCTTGCCGTGTATTCGGTTGTCTTACCCAATTGTAAAGCGGAATCCGTTAATGCTTTCATTTCATCCCGGGTAACGCCCAATATGGTTGCCAAATTCGCGTTGGCCTGTTCGAATTCACGCATCAGTTTTGCGGAACCTGTCAAATGGCGGACAAACAACATAACCATTCCGATTGTACCCGAAAGAATGGTTGTAAATCCTTGCAATGCCTTTTGGCCCAATGGTAACGATGAATGCGCAATCGAACTAATTTGCACACCCATATTCGAAAATCCCTGTACAACTTGGTTTATCGGTCCGGGTAATCCACGCAATGCGTTTTCGTAATGGCCAACTTCCAATGTATATTTGCCGGTTGCCTTTTGCAAACGCGACATTTCTTCGTATATACGGCGTGTTTCATCTTCAAGTTCTTTACCCACCCCGACGGTTCGGCGTTCCTCGGCCGTCATTTCGTTTAATCGAATTTTATTCAAACGATATTGGGCCGACAAACGATTGTATGAACTTTCTTTTGAATTATTGATTTGCACCAACAATTTATCAATTTGTTGTTTCTCTTTATCGGCTTGTTTTACCTGTTGTTGCAACCTGTATTGTTCACGTTCGGCGTTGGTAACGTCGGTATATTGCTTTACCAACTTTTCCGATTCGGCCGACAAAGACGCAATCGATTCGCGTTGCTCATTGGTCGCCCCGGATAATTTACCCAAATCGGTTGTCATTGCGGCCGCCGATGTTTGGATTTTCTGTTTTAACGTGTCATACTTCGCAATAACTTCATCCAATTGCGTCAATAATGTTGTTATTGAACTATCGGGCGAAATTAAGTCTGAATATTTTATGGGGTTCGGGTTATCCATAATGTTATTTTCTTGAAATTTGCCGTGTAATCAATTATCTTTTGCCGGATGGTACTTTGTACGTCCCCGGTCGTTATCTTCGAATTTGGGCCGCCTTTTGCGCCCGTTCCGCCTGTTTGTTACGTTCTTTCACGAAATCGAATGCGTTGTAAAACTCCAAAACGGAATAATCCTTGGGTTTAACGTGCAATTGTTCGGACAGAACCAAACACAAATTTTCAAACTGACGGTCGAATTGTATTTCCACGCTTTCGGGACCTGTGAATAACTTGGGGTTGGAATAAGTTATCAACAATGTTGTCAACTTTTCAACCGCTTGCGTCGCAACGGGTTCCGCAACACCATCCGTAATTCCTTTGAGAATTTCCAACGTCCGCTTTTTCAACAGGTCGTAATATTCTTTAACCTCGGAATCATTGAAAATGGCCGGGAAATACAACATTAATTCCCCGTCAATTTTTTTTTTGGCCGCATCCAATTGGGCGGCCAACTCTTTTACGGGTACATCTGACAACATTTGCGTTACTTTCGCCAATGCATCATCCGACATATCGTTGCATTTCTTGCCGTCTATCTTGGCAACCAACGCGGCGAACGCCCGGTGTTGGGTGTTCATACCTGTTTGTATCATATAAACGCATTGGCGCACGTTTTCCAATTCCTGTTGGGCCTTGTCGTTTTGCCCCAACATCAGAAAACGGCGCGTCTTTTCAATCCTTTGGTCGAATGCCGCAATATCTGAACCCACGCCCGCATCAATAAGTAACAACTTTTGATACTTGTGGAACCGCACAATGGGCAATTCATCAATCGCATCAAAGTATTCAACCGTGTGTTTGCCAATCTTTGTTGTTGTCATATTACCAAAGTTCCCGTGTTATAATCGTTGTACACATCGGCGCGGCCAATAATATCCAATGGCCGGTTGCCATGCACAAAAATAAAGAAATAATCATTGCCGTATGGAATGAACAACAGAATTTGCATGATAATAGTTCGTGCAAAAAATCATTCGGGGCGTGAACCTGTAAATACTCCAACCATCCCCATTTTACCGCCAATGATAACAGGAACGCGGCCACCAATGCGATAACCGCGCAATACATTACAAATTGTCCGATTGGTAACATAATTCGTCAAATTCCAAAAGTCCCTCAAAACGTAATCCGGCAAAAGGATGCATCAAAAATTGGTTGTCAATTTCCGATAACGTGTAACCCTTGTAAATGTTTTCGGCCCGTTCGTATATCTTGTTAATAACTATCCGGCCGTGTGACAAATGCCAATCGGCCCGGCCGTTCAAGATATGCAAAATATCCGATTTAATCTTTTCGGTGTTTCTGTTAGTCCGGGAACCATAAACACGGGTCAAGTCAAACCATACAATCAAACTGAACGGTGCTTTGATTTGACGCGCCCACGGTCCCGGGTCTATCGTTTGCGGGTCGTCAACCTCGAAATATGAAAAATTGCCAATCTTCGCGTCCGGGGATACTTCGATATAATCGTTGGGGCCGTGGCCGTTCCATCCGCCGCAATAGACGTTTGGGGTAACGATGCGTTTGCCCTCAATGTTTTTTGTCAGACGTTGGGCGCGACCGAATGCCGCATCCAACCACGAAAGATTGTTGACCAATCCTTGTTGTATTTCGCCGATTACCGCATCCAACATTACGGCGTTGGGGATAACCGGCGCATTTATGGGTTTGTTAGTTGACATATAATTGCGATTTTAGTTTATCCATCAATTCATCGTATCCGCCCCGGTTGAAAAATATTTCGTTCCAATTGTCCCACATCAAACCGAACGTATCCAATCCGTATTTATCAACGATTTGTTGCGCGTACCCGGTTGCACCGATAATGGCCACCGTTTGGGAATCGAAACGCACGCCCAATTCGTCGTGAAACCGGCCGTTGATATACAGGTTGGGCGCGTCCGGGTTGCGCTTGGCTTCATACGGGTAATTCAATGTTTGTTTCCACGCGGCGTACATCTTGGCGGTATCCACCGAATAGAAATAACCGTTGGGTTTCAAATCTTCCGTGTAATACGGGCGGATGTCTTGGCCGTCTGAACGCTTACCGGCAAACAATTGTTCCTTTTGTAGTTCCAAAATATCGTCCGGGTGTTGTATCACGACATCGCGGATGATTGCGCCGGATTCCAAACCGTCGTTCACATCCTGTACGCGTTTACGCAAGTCATTCAATATTCCCATCGTTTCGGCCTATTCTTTTGCCCTGTACGGCCTTTTC